ACCTTTGTTATAAGTTGCACCATGAACATTCATAAAAATAATGTTATCCATGATCTCAGTAGTTGGGTTTGTTTTACCATCTGCTGTGTAATCTCTTCTGTAAGGTACTTTGGCAACCTGTCTGAGTGCCTCCATTTTACCTCTGTGAAGTCCATAAGCATAACAATCATAGTTCCATCTGTCAGCTTCCATTACTGCAGTTCCTTTGTTGCCCTTATTGGTAGTGCAAGAGGTTACATATTGGAAGGCTGAGCCCTTGAATATATATACTTTGTCATCAAAGATGTTGTTGCCGTCCTCATTTGACCTAACAAACAACAGCCACATATCAGATGGTATGTTCTTATAAGTAGATAATGACTTAACTCTATCTAAGAGTTGTTTATCAGTGTAGTTCTTAACGTTGCTCATTGCTTTCTACAGTTAATTGTGATATTGTTGCTGCTACTGTTCCTGCTGTTGCTACATATCCTGCCACAGTTATGACCGCTGCAGGTAGTGTGATAGGTGCAGCAAGGATAACTCCTGCTATTGCACCCACTGTAATGGCTGCCTGTTGTACTCTCTTCCAGAATTTTGGAGTCGGAGCATTCCATCTTTGTGCTATGCTCATCTTAAATTTATTTCTATTAGTTTCTTAACTGATTGAGTGAGCTCACTTATCTGCTCAGCAAGATGCTTGATTTCAAGTTGTGTCATTTTCTCAATGGCTTCATATTTAAAGCGTGCCTCATTGTCAACAAGTTCAATCTTGCCTTTGAGCCTTCCTTGAGTCTCAATTATTTGTTTTTGTTCCTTCATAACACTTCTTAAGTCACTATGTAAACTCTTTAAAAAATACCCTATGCCGGATATGAGTATTGTTATCACTGTAAATGCTACTTCATTAAATCCCATCACAAAATCAATATGCTGTTATTATATCCATTCTCTCTAAATCCTCCACAAGGACAGTCAAATCTACACACTTCCCCACAGTTACAGCCACAATGATCAATCATAGGTCTTAGGTCAGTATCTCTGTTCACCTCTGCTGTGAACTCAGGATATAAGTCCTTATTAGCTATCAAGTATCTTGTCAACCTGGTCTCAAAGAATGAAGCCTTTTGTGCGTAGTGCTCCATCCCAAAGGCCACCTCTGATCGAGTTACTGAACTTGAGAAATCCCCAAACTGAGTCTGCAGTCCTTTGTTTTTAAGTTGGTATGTCAAGCCAAACACAGCATCCTCTGCACTCCTCCAAGCTATGACAGGTTGAATGTATGCCACAAGTGCCTCCTCATCATTAGTCAAGGTCTGAGCATTGTACTTAGTTAGTAGATAGTTGTAGAACGTAGTGCCTAAGATAGGCATAACTCTGAGCTGGGCCTGTGTTGCTATGTATGGAGTAACATCTGTTACATCAACATTGGCTGTGATAGGTGTGTTAGTCTTTAAATAAGTCTCTGTTATAAAGTATATCATGGTGCTGCAGGTGTTTCTGTTTGTATAACATCACCTCCCTCAATTGGAGGTAGTGAAGCAAGAGCTCTTATCTCATTAGGTGTCATTCTCTCAAGTACCTTAGTAGCTACCAATGGACTCAATGAGTTCAAAGCATCTGATGTCTTAGAGGTATCACCTTCAAGCTCAATGATGGTCTCATTAATAATCTGGAAGTTGTTAATTGAGAACTTGCCCGGTATCTTAGCAATGGTCATTATCTCATTAACTATCTCCTCAACCTGTCTTCTCAATGGCATGACTACATTCTTCTCAAATACAACATAAGCCTGCTTGATATCACTGCCTGATCCAAGAGATCCTTGAGTTCTTACTCCCATAAGGATGGGATCTATTGTGTGAGCAAAGCATATCTGCTCAGTGTTAAGGCTTGATGCCTCTTGAAACAACTTATCATTGCTGTTAGTTGGTAGGCTTTCAATCTTAGGTAACTGATCTTGATTATTAGCAAAGAATGCAACAGCCTTACCTGCATTAGCTGCACCTTTCAACCTATCAATGGTCTGCTTAATCATGTGTTTCTCCTCCTCTGACTGTGGTCTCTTAGGGAACATCATAGCAAAGGATGGGAATATTGAGTTTTGAATGTTACTCTTAGCAAAGTATGATAGCTCGCCAGATAGAAATGCAAAATTAAGTGCCGAACTGTACTGCGGTAATGGATACCACTCCTGGCCCAAGGTCATTAACTCATAGCAATATAGTTGCTCAAGGTCAGTGTTAGCAGGATGATACTTTTTTATCTCTCTCACATCAATGCGAGCTGTCCAATCCTCACAAATAAAGTATGTTTCCTTATCTCTTGAAATCCTAACTCTCTCAGGTGAGATGTTCTCAACTTTATATATCTCTCCTTTCTTATTGTAGCATAGTTTGAAGTAAACTCTATGGTGAACTATCAACTGTTGAGCTATGGCTCTGATAGTTTTACCTAACTTAAGTTTCCTCTCAAAGGTATATAACTTGAGCTTATCCTCTTGAGACATTTTCTCAGTCTCAATAGTGTATCCTCCACCTGTTGCTGAGTTAGTCTTAAAGTCAACTATTGCACCATGCAAAGGTGATGAGTAATATAGTTGATTAAGTAACTCTGGATAGAGATTATCCTGCCCAAATGGAATGTATCCTGCTATCTGATAGCGGCCATTAACATAAGGGAGTGATAGGTTGGCTCCGCCTACCTTTTGAAATGGAGTAGAGAAGGATTGATATCCCTCAACTATCTCTGCTGTTTGTGGCTTGCTGCCTATAAATCTGTTATACCATGCCATTAGTCATAGATTGAATTAGTTTGTATCCCTGCCACTACCATGCGGCCCTCCTCTATCATAGTCAATCCTGTAGGATCAACTGTTGGAGTAGTACTCTCATAAACTTTATATCTGTATTGCCCCTTAATAAAGTCTATATCAGTAGGCTCATCGATAGTAAATAGGTTATATCTTGAAGGCCATGAGGATGTATCAACTCCCTGCCAATAGATAGGGTTGGCTGTAGTGTCAAACTCATCCTCAAATTCAAATAAATAGTAAGGATTGGAGATTGTTGTAACCTCTGTAAGTGTCAACACAAAGGTGTTAACTGTATCCTTCTCAAGATATATCATACCTATATTGTATCTCAAAGAAATAATTATTAAAAAAGCCCCACCGAAGTGAGGCTCTTAGTTTATAATCTATGGCAAGATTAAAGGAGTCCGGCAATAATAGCAGGGTCAACCTCATATGCCAAAGTAGGGTTCTCCGCTACCAAAGTAACGCTGTACTTACTACCATCTGCACGAGCTGTACCTGAGCCTTCACCTGTTGCAGATAACTGCAAGTAAGGGAAGTACCAATATTTTCCGTTAGCATCCTGTACAATACCTGCTAAGTATTGTTGGCCTGCTCCTAATATGTTAATAGCTTTTGACTTATCCTGGTCTCTTCTGTGGAACATCAAGTTTATTGTTGAAGTCACATAAGTAGATCCATTAATTAAGTCAATAGCTGAGTCCTCAGTGTATGAGGATACGTTTCTTCTGAACTCCAATTCAATGAATGTATCACCTCCACCTATTAAAGGTAAAGAGTCAATAGTCCAATCATTTGGTGCAGCATCTAATGTGATATTAGCCTCATCAACTTGATCTTGTCTATTAACTAAAAATCGGTAGATACCTCCAGAGTTGTTGTCGCAGCTTTTTAAAATTGTTTCTAAAGTTACACAGCTCATTTTAGTTGTTTTTTAGTGTTTAAAAATAGGGGGCATTTCTACCCCCGTTATATATAAGGGAGAGATTAGTCGAAACAAACGTTATACAAAACAATCTCTGCAGGGTTAACATAATGGAAACCTACTTTCATGTTAGCACGAGTTCTCAAATAAGGCTCAGCAACTGAATCAGATAAGTTAACAGCTTTCAATGCTTTGTCATCACCCTCTGCATCAAATGCATAGATAAGGTTATTTCTCAAAGTCAACAAGATAGTGTTATCTGGCATACCTTCACAAACAACTACATTGATTCCTAAGAATGTTAAACCTAATGGAGTAGTAACATAAGTCAAAGTGTTACCTTGTGCAGCAGCAAGCTCATAAGCATTAGCCACATTAGTAGACACATAAAATCTTAACTCAGTTTTTCTTCTGCTAATAGTTGAAGGAGCAGCAGCAAGTACAGCACTCAATTGGTCAAGTACATTTGATGTATCAATAGCACCTGCATACAATCCATTCACTGCCTCATCTCCACAAAGTCCTTTCAAGTATCCATTACACAAAGACAATAAATCATCCTCAGACTCTGTATCACCTTGCCATCTCAACAACTCGATATCTTGACCGATAGTCAATGCCATTTCATTCCAGTAGTATGACATAAAAGATGCAACAGTGAAATCACCATTAGATCCTTTTGCCATTTGTAAAGCTAAGAATGATTGCTCTAAGTCAAACTGACATAACTGAGCCATAGCTGACAAAGGACATACATCAATATCCACTGCATCTAATGAATCATTAGGAGCGGAGAAGTTACAAGTTGATGCTTGTAAGATGTTACCAAAAGTTACATTGGCTAACTTAGTTTTAGACTTGATGCCCGGCAAAGAGCGAAAGTTAGATGCAATATCCTCTGATTGAAGATATGCTTTTGAGTAGAACTCCTCAGGGTTGGCACACAATAATGCGTTAGTCTCAACCTCTAAATTAAATTTTAAATTACGGTTCATTTTATTTGGTTTTTGAAAATTTTACAAATTCTTTAAATAGCTCTCTTGAGCTCATCTTTTGGTTCTTAGCCTCAACCTCAATCTCCTCATCTCTTGGAGCTAAGTACTCCTCCATTTGGTTCTTAAGGTCAGCTATGATAGCAAGTAGTTGATTAACTTGCTCCTCAATCACAGGTGATACTATTGCAAGTACAGCCTCAGCATCAGTAGTTGGGTCAACTGCCATCTCAACATCCTCAGCGGCAGCATCTGCCTCCTCCTCTTGCACATCCTCAGCAGCTTCATCAACTGTAGTCTCAGC